GAATAGAAATCTCTTGGGATTATTGTTTTTAACAATTCATTATGACATTTCACCACTTCTTCAACTTGCTTGACAGTTTCATTGAAAACAAACAAATTATTTAATGTCATTTTCATTGTCACATCACCTTTATAAGTTGATACATCGCCAAACGTAAAGCCTTCAGATACTGGATGTCCTAATGGATTTGGAACCAGGTCATCTGCATTATAAGGCAAATCATCTCCTTTTGGAAAATAAAGATCTGTAAATGTCATTTTACTCAATTGAGGTGAATGCAGATATGTTCCATATACAGGATATAAACCAGGCGAACTTGAATCTGTAGATACTTGTATCCTACCTCCATGGTATTTGTTTAGCATCTTCTGAAAGAAACTTAGCATAAAGAAATCTGATATTTTAGATATTCCTAATACATGCACAAATTGATTACGAGCCTTTTCAAATTCTCTATTCTTTATCATCGGTGCTAATGCTGACATAAACATACTAACTCGTTTCTGCGCTCCTCCGATACACCAACCGTTGAATTCAAAATCTTTCATCTTTTGATACCACTGATCATATTCTTCAACATTATTACCTTGAACGACATTTAAGAATTTACATTTACCAGTTTGATTATCTGCAAAGTATTTGAAATTGTCATAACTAATATCCATGCATTCATAGAACTTACCATCGTATTTAGCTCTAGGCGGAATATCTAAATTAACTCCTAAATCACAATTTGCTTCTAACCAATCAAAAATAGTTTTCTTAAAAGCTGGATCCCATTTAATAGCACCTGTTGCTAATTGGAATCCTCCAGAATCGCCTAATACTAATACATCCTCATCAAGCCCATATCTATCTCTAGCATCCATCCATTTGTAATGATGTCCTGCTGTTATTAGAAAATATGGATGTCTCCATCTTTCAGGAAATTCTTTGTCATAAAATCTACAAGTCAAACCAGGCTTAACTTCTTTATTCTTTTTGAAGTCGCCGGCACATCCACCTGCAGATAATGACGGATAATAAATTAAATCTTTCATAATGCTAATTCCAATTGGTTATTTACTTTTTCTCGGTCGAGTAATGCCTGGCAATATTCTTTTTCATGCCATATACATAATTCTTTATCATAATCATTTGCAATGATATATCCTTCCATTCGTCTTCCTAAATCTGATGTATCAACTATATCATAATGAGTTTTATGTTGGAATAACGCATCTTCAATTGTTACAATTGCATCTCGTACATCAAATGGTTTATACATTCTATCTTCATCTACAAACTCTGGAAATGATCTGAAATCCGGATATACAATATCAGCACCAAATGCAGTAGCTTCTATTACAGTCCATGACACATAATCTTGTAACGATGAATTGAATTGAATACGACATGTAGCCAATTCTGTATAATATTCTTGCTTTGTAAGTCCTTTAAGGAGCTTGAACCTAGGTTGTTTTTCTGCTAATTCATACATTGCATCTATAACACCCGGCAACATCGATCGAAACTCTTTACCTGATGTAGTAACATGCCATTCAAATTCTGGATGGAATTGAAGAAATTCTTTAGCAACCTCCATCATAAAGAATGGATTCTTTTCTTTATCTAACCTAGATGAATATACAATTGTATTACGCTTTTCATAATCACCTTCTGGTAATTTAGCCAATGTCGCTTCTTTATGGATTGGCAATGATACAACATGTATTGGAGCTTTGAATCCAGCCGCTCTCAATTGTTCTTTATGAATAGATGAACCAACAAATATACCAGTCATTCTTTTATCTAAACCTAATTCATATGGACGCATCCAATCTTTCATTGCATATGTGAAATCATATTCATCTACCGATTGTGCATGTAACATACCATACACTTTCACATCGATGCCATATAAATCTAATGCATACCAAATTGCATCTAAGCCTGGTGTCCAATAATCTTGCAAAAATATCACATCACCATCTTTTACATCACCATCATAAATATGTTGTAAGAATCGCTCGCATTGAGTTAAACTATATTTACCTCTGCCAATAGCATCTAACACTGCTCCTACTTTAATTTCTTGATCTGGGTCGAAGTCTCCTTCAATATCAACAAACTCTAACTTATCTTTATAAGTTTCAAATGTCGCCGGCATCCATTCTTTACATAATTGATATGTATACCTGGCTTTCAATGGCTCTAAACCAAAATAAAATACTTTTCTTCTTCTCATTCTTTTATTCTATCAAATTTATAATCATCTGGATTAATACTCATCATATTACATTTAGTTATCTGATGTACTCTATACCAACCAGCGTCAATTGATAATGTATCCGTATCTTTTAACTTTTCTAAATTTGGATCTGTAATTCGATATATGATATGAGCTCTATTAAATACTGACATTGGTATTTTAGACATTGTAGAAGAATTAGCTTCTATCGTAACAAATTGCTTTGTCTCTAAAATGTTATGTATTTCATTCCAATTGCCATGCACACAACACATTTCAATATATTCAATTGTAAAATAGATATGAGGATAATCTTTAAAATTATCTGGAACTTGTCCTCTAACAAATACCGTCTCAATATCAGATAATCGGCCTTCTACTTCTCGGCCATACCAATAACTTTTTCCGTACATATTTTTTTTTATTTTATTAAATATAACAACTTTATTTCAATAATCCTAATCAAAAGGAGAAAAACTTTCCTAAATTATTATTTTTTGGAATCGATCCCCATTTCATTGCACTATAAAAATCGCCTAGCTTATTTGCAAATGCTGAATTAAATACTTTTTCATAATCAATATGCTTAGTAACAAACTCGTTTAACGGAGCTGGGTCTTCATATCCTTTTAATGCCATTGTATCCAATCCCATTGCATTGGCTCTCACATATGTCCATTTAATTTTTTCACCATTAATAATTCCTTGGTATTTTTTCTTCAAACCTAAATGAGATATCATATCATTATAATTCAATGCAGACTTAACATGTACCGGAGTTCCTTTCATCCTAGGTGTAAATGGCTTATCACCTTTTCTTACATATTTTGTTACTTGCTTAACACCGGTCGGAAACATCACGTCAATTAATGGCAATGTTTTCATATGTTCTTTAAAGTTCAGAATCTTTTTATCTAATGTAGGCTTATCAATATCATTTAACATATCTTCTAATACTTCAGCCATAAATTTTCTAAATGATGGAGGAAATGATGATCGCACAACATCCAAACCTTTTACATCTAATTTAGATACAGTATGACCTTCAATGTTAATTATCCATTGAGCATATCGCTTTTTAGCAATCCATAAACCAGCTTTAGCAACATTTTCTTGTTTAATATCAAATCTATGTTTAGTAGTATTATGAAATCGGTCTGCATAAATATTATAAGCATTATTTATAAATCCTTGCATCTCACCGGCAATTTCTATAGTTTTATCAGCCATCCATTTTTCATCTGTAACATCGTATTTTGGATATCGTTTTTCTATCAATGGTAATGAAGAAAAGAATACAGAATCAGTATCAATATAAATGTTATAATCTTCTTTTTTACCTAATTCTTTTGTATAGAATTGATTACCAATATCGGCTGTAAATTTAATCAATTGCTGCCCTGTTGATGTAATAGCTGTTGCATTATCCGGATCGAAGAATCTAAATCCTGGATTACCTAATACTCCATAAAATGAATTCAAAAGAATCTTTGTTACTAATTGCATTCTATCATAATATTCAGCTTTAGCTTCATCTCCTTCTTTTTCATATTTCTTACGAAGATTTTTATACTCAACTCTTTCATTAAACCATTTATCCAAAATAGAAGGCAAGAATCCTTTTATCTTCGTATCATATATAACGCCATTCGCTGCAATAGAATATTCATTATCCGTAAGATACTTTTGGAGATCTTCAGTAGTTTCCCAACCATTCCAACCATCACTATAATGAGTTCCTTGTTTTTTAACAAACTTATGACCATCAAAATTTTCAATTTTAGTAACTTTAGTTTCTGGAGAAACTCCAAGTGTCATGATGATACTAGGATATAACGATGTTAAGTCAAGGTCATATACCCACTTATAACGACCTGGATTAGGTGGTTTTACATATGCTCCTAACAATTCTAATGGTTCATCAGAAACACGAGGTTGCCTATTAGGAGCTACGATATCTAATCTATTCAAGTATGTAACAGCCGCTCCGTCCAGATATCTAGTTGCAAATAAAAAATCTTCATAAGGAACATGACCTTTATGACATATACCACGAGCCAAATCAATCAATTTCATTTTCTGATCTAATTCAACTACTAGATCAACATCGTTCATGTTATAATCAATATAGGCTTGAATATCACTTTTCAAAAGATCATCTAATGATCCTTCATATTTCATTTTACCTTTACCTAACTCTTTTTGAGATATAGCTTCTAAAGAATAACTAGACTCTTGAGAATATGTAAAGTTTTTATACAATGCCATATAATCTAAACATGAAACTCCTGATATCCTATATCTGTTTCTATGCTTTAACCAGATAACATCTTTAATAGGTGATAATGTTCTAGCTTTCTTTTCTCCAACGACTTTAACTAATCTGTTATACAAATATGGTATATCAAAGAAATCAATGTTCCATCCAGTAATAATAGTAGGCTGTATCTCATAATAGGTTTGTAAGAACTTATCTAGCAATGTATATTCATCATAACATGATATAATCTTAACATTATCCTTTACTGTAGACTTGACAACTCCTTCTTTATCTAAAACCCAAACATACCGCTCATCACCTGCATGATCATAAATAGCCATCGAAGTTATTTCATGTTCTGCCGTTTCTGGAGTCGGGAAGCCATCGGCAATATCAACCTCAATATCAATTGTTAATATTCGATGACCTACAGATGAATCATCAGAATCTTTATACATATCAATTAAAGTACGAGTCTCTGGATTGATATCAGATTCATATAAACCTTTATCTTCACGATCAAAGTCATATATTTTATCTACTTGCTGGCCATCTAATGCCACAAACTTTCCATACGATGATTTACGATATGCATATGGTTTATACTTTATCTTGAAATGACCTTTTTCATCATCCCATATATGAACCATGTTTGAATTTTTATGATATGCTACTGCTTGATACATTAATTAATTTTATATACGTTTCTATAATTTCGCCTTAACGAATTATCATCTAATCCATAACCAACTATCCATTCATCGCCTATTTCAAAAGCAAAATGATCTACCGGCATTTTAGTGTCTTTTCGTTGTACTAATGTAACTACTTTGACTTCCGCGGGCATCTTATCATCTACATGATGCATTATCTCCATCATTGTAGCACCAGTATCAATAAGATCTTCCACGATATAAACTCGCTTTCCTTTCAGTTCTAAATCTAAATGTTTAGTGATCTGAACACCTCCGGAATTATCTTGGCCGTCATATGACTTAGCTCTAATAAAATCTATTTGCACGTCAATACCCATATCCTTGACAAGATCAGTAAAGAACATGAATGCGCCGTTTAAAACACAAATCATTACAGGCGGTAATGAATTACCACTAGCTTTATGCTCTTCAGATATTCTATGCGCCATGGCTCTTACACGACGCTCTATTTTATATTCAGGTATTAATATTTCCATTATTTATTATAACCTTTTATGAATTCATAATACTCAGATCTGGTAGATGGATCATTTTTAAAAGCACCAGTTAATTTAGATGTCTTCATACTTGCACCTCCATGTTTAACTCCTCTGCATTGTACACAATTATGAGAAGCGTCAATCATAACCGCAACACCATTATTATCTTCAATTATTGAATTTACTGCATGATGTATTGCAACTGTCAACTGTTCTTGAATCGCACCTCTTCTTCCAAAATGTTCTACCAATCTATTTAGTTTAGATAATCCAATGACATGACTATCATGACCAGGAATATATGCAACATGTACTACACCCATAATAGTCTGATGATGATGCGAACACATTGAAGTTAATGGAATACCACCTTCAAATACCATACCATCATAACCATCACTAGGAAATGTTGTTATTGCAGGCGGAGCTTCATATCTACCTGCCCATAAATCATTTACATATGCTTTAGCAACTCTATATGGTGTTTTATCTGAATTAGGATCTTCTCTCCAATTTACTTTTAATGCATCTAAAAACATACCAAATGCATGTTCAGCGTCAGCAATCATTGCTCGCTTCTCATCTTCTGTTAAAGGCCGGCCTTCTGCAGCTCCATTAGCATAACCAGCCTTTACTAGTTCTATATTTATTTCTTTTTTCATATCTTAATATAAGAATTTTTTTTCAAATAAACAAATAGCTCACACACTTTTTTTATTTATTTTTTAAGTTTATCCATTTTCGTATCTGCAAGTCTATACAGATCTGCTGTGTGCTCTGAAAATTTTGATATGATTTGGTCAGCACGTCTATCCAAATTACGTGATATTTCATCGAAGTCTTGATTAGTATCACGTTTCATATATTCCATTTCTGTATGTAAATGATTTTCTAAATTATCAATTTTAGATTTGCAATCCTTTTCTAAATCATCAATTCTACCCTTTAAATTTTTATAAACCTGCATGATCGCAATTGCAATCCCACAAATCAATAAAGTGACTAAAACTGTAATTATTGTATGTTCCATAATTATCCTCCTATGTTATGGTGTGAGCTATTTGTTTTTAGATGATACCATTGATAGTTCTGATTCATGAACTAAATGATATTCTTCTTCTTCCAATTTAATTTTTTTACCATCACCGGCTTTTGATTTATGTATAAGCACACTATCTCCTGGAGCGGTTGACATTGGTATACGATCACCTGTCTGAGTAAATAATCCAGCACCAACTGCAATTACATCTCCTACTAAATATTCTGTACCGACACCATCCATTAAAATGATTCCGGATTTGTTTGTTTCTGCTTGTTCTTCTAGTTTTAATAAAACTAAATCACCCATGGGTTTCATTTTCATAACTATTCCTTTATGTTGTTTAAAATATTACGTAACTTATCTATAAGGCCTTGCACCTCATCTGGGTCCATTGTTATTGCACAACAGATACTTACATTCTCTTCAATTTCATTTAGGAGTTCTAATGCCTCTTCCATTATACTCCACGTTCTGTATCATATGCAATTATATGATCTCTACCTGTCATATTATATCCATGTTCAGCGCATAATTCAAACACTTTAGGATACATTTCAATTAACGTTTCTCTTGTATCACCTGCCGGCATTACAAATGTTTTATCTTTTGGAATATCCATTTCAACTCTAAATGTTTCTATCTCATCTAAATTTTCTTTAGTACCATCCCATACTGGTTTGAAATGATAATCTTTATGATAGTCAATTGTTTTTCTAATAGCTTCTTTATTTAGTCTAAGTCTATTATGTACCTTAACCATCCGGTCATCTACAATACTCCCATTAGGTGTAGTAGCCCCCACCACGGGAACACTATTGCTAAACTTAGGAGAAAGAGAAATAAGATCCAATGGAATATCCGTTTCAAGAAAATGAGATCCTTCAGTTTCGATAGTAACAAAAATATTTCTTTCATTTGCAAAATACATTATCTCATTTACTAAGGCAGGATGCATTGTAGGCGATCCACCAGTTAGCATCATTTCTTTTACATGAGGATTATCATCATATATCTTAACAATATCATTAAAGGTAAATGTACCTTTTTCTGGATGAATACTTGTATACCATGAATCACACCAACCTCCTTCTCCAAAATAACATCGGTGAGTACAACCGGTTGTTCTTACTGCTATTGTAGGCCTTCCAAACCTACTTCCTTCGCTTTGTACGCACCTATAAACTTCTAATATAGGTAGCACTTTATTATAATCGTTTAGTCTTTTCATCTTTGTTTTAGAATGGGAGGTCATCGGCATCACCGACATTACTATTGGTAACATCTAATAATTTGTTTAATTTAGTTTCTAGATCTCTTACACGTTGGATCAATTCATTCATTTCATCTTTACGAACTAACACTTGATCCGTTCGCTTATATATAGTATCCAAAAAATCTATTGGATATGTTGCAACTGATTTGTATTTATCGGTTTGTACTTCTTCTGGTAAGAGTTTATATTTTGGCTTAATGCCTTTTTCTTCTGCAAGTTTGGCAACCTCAATACCATCATTATTCTTTGCAGTAGACCTACCAAGATAATCATATAACGATATGTATTGTACTTCACTCATGATTTAACGATTTCGTAAATAACTTTTATATCACCCCACGTAGTAGTGTATGTCCAATAACTATTCATATATAGCTGTATTTTTCTTGTTCTCAAAAAACTCTACTCGTTGCACATGCACTCTACCTTTTGTTTCTATTCGAACAAACTCGTTTAACTTTTTATATATAAACTCAGCAAACCTTTCAGCACCTACCGGTCCATCCATTAATCGTAATTGGACAACTCCATTAGTATGTAGTTTTTGAAAATGCTCTTTATATGGATCATCATTAGCTAATACAACTGTATGATCGAACATATAGTCCATCCATTCTTTAGGAGACATTCCATCGATCTTCGTGTTAGCTCTTTTCATTCCTCCAAAGTCCCATACCCAATTTCTTTCATCAAGTTCACCTTGAAATGTAACTTTGAATTCTATTGCATAGCCATGTAAGAATCTGCAATGAGTACCTTCGGCTTGCCATTGACGGAATACTGTACTGAACCCATCAAAGATTTTTGTTGATTGAAATTTACTCATATTGTAACCAATGCATTTGCTTTGTCTCGATCATATGTCCATGCCATATAATATTTTTTACCATGCAATAAATGAGAAGCAGTATTATCATATGCATATACATATTCATTCATATGATTGATCATATCACCTTCATCTTCGAATATTGTAAACGTTCCAGCATTCGGGTAATATTCATTAAATGATATTCCAGTATTTTTAACTGATCTATCTCCTACCGTCTGGTAAAACATTGTACGTAAATATTCCTGGTCGCAAGCTGGGACCTTTTTGAAGTTCAACGCTAATTCTACTTCTTTAAACTGATACTTTCCTTTGTTCATATAACTTATTTTTTAATTAATATACTTAAATATAACAACTTTATTTCAATAATCCTAATCTTTTTAGAGATTTTTTAACATCTCTACCAACTCTTTTTGAGGGAAACAATCGTACTTATCTTTTCTAACTGATGTATGTGACCACAGACCAAATTGACGAGCATAATAAGCATCTTCATTAAATTCAAACGCATCTTTAGCCGATACACCATCTTTCAATAATTTTGGAATACCGTTTACTAAATCCATTTTTGGATAGATGTCTTTCAGATGCAAAATTAATAATCTTAAACTTTCAATCTGTTTATCTGAATATGCATGCCAATATTGATGGCCTCTGAATTTATAACCTAAATCACATACAAACTCTGGTTTAACTTCAGTGTTAACATATGTATAATATTTGTCACCTTTCTTTGTAAGATAACCAAAGTTATTTAATTCAACACCGCCTGAAAATTTAGATATTGCAAACTTACCAACCTTACCTAAATGCCAGCCTACATAATTATTAGGAAAACATTCTACAACAACACCGTCATATTTAGCTTCTTTGCCTTTTACATTTGTCCCGCCAATGCAATATTGAGTAGCAACTCGCCCTCGTTTATCTCTGTTCCAATTATTAATTGTGTTATATGGATTATCCCAACCAGCAGTATGATGTATAAAAAATCCTAATGGTTCTATCTTACCGTAATCTCTTACATATTCATCAGAATCTAAATATGCTTTGTCAATAACAAGTCCATCTTTTGTTGTATATGTTCCATGCCTTGCTATCTTATTATCTTTATCATATGCTGTATCTTCTGCACTTGTGCTAGCAGATAAATCAGTATCAATACCTGCTGCTTCCCATGTTGCAGGTCCCACAATACCATCAGCCACTAATCCATTTTTCTTTTGCCATTCAATGGTTAATTTTTCTGTACCGGCGCCAAATATTCCATCAGCTGACGTACCTATGACTTTCTGCCATTCTTTTACTTCTGGTCCTCGTGATCCTTTTTTCAATAACATAATATCCTTTTGTTAATAAATATGCATTAGCTTATATAGGAAAGCCGTAATATAATTTAGTTATCCAATCATCTGTTCTCATCATGTAATCTCACATGCTCCGCCTGCGCAAGCTAATTCACCTGACAGATCTGTTTCATCTTCTAATTCAATAATATTAGTCAAATCAATATCATTAAGGTATGAAAATAATCTTTCATATTCTTCTTGTGTACAATCTTGAAACGGTGCTTGTTTATATGTACCTCCGTTATATGGTAATACAGATAATCCATTATAATGTTTTTTATTATCCCACATCCATTGCCCGGCAGCGTCCCATTCATGATCTCTTAATGATATTGTAGCCGAAACATTATGTGTATTCGATCCACCTCTATGCCCAGATCTAATCCATTCTTGAGCAACTTTTTTTACTCGTTCTAATAACTGAAATGGCGATTCTGTTCTCATAATAGCACCCTCTGGAGCTTTTTGTGGTATTGAAATTACAGCAGTATCATGAGGACTAAAATATTCATCTTCGAGCAACTCGGGATGATGTTCAGCTAAATATTTGTATATAGCTTCATTCTTACCTACTCTAATTGTCCTGATATAATAATCATTATGCCATGCATGAATTCCTGATGATGTTCCTAATGTCAATGATGTTGTCCCAGCTGGTTTAACTGTTGTACATCTAGCAGACTTATTTATTCCTAACAGTTCCGCTACACGCGCATTTTCTTCTTTAACCAATTTAGCTGCTTCTTTCATGTCATATCCTAACACAGTACCAGATCCTATACCAGTCATCGAAACACCTATCAATGCATCCTTCTCAGTTGTACGTTGCCATATTGGACGTAGATAATGAAAATCAGTATATGATGCTTGCAATGTTCCTATGAATGCAGCTGCCTTAACTCTATTATTATAATCTTCTTGTGATTTAATATCACTAGCATTTACTTCACATAGGTTGCAGAATTGGAAAGGTCGTAATGCAATTTCACAACATGGATTAGTCCCCCAATCTTTGTCATTGGATAAGTAGATACCAGGCTCACCTGCTCCGGATAATTCAACACGTTTCCATAAATCTAAAAAGAAATCTTTTGTAATCTTATGTCTCATCAATACCGCTGAATTGTTAGCTCTACCTCTTTGAGGATTAGTTTCCCACCAATTACCAGATTTACATGCGATCATATCATCATCATCTGCTGAGAATAAACTAATAAGGGCTGCTCTCCTAATACCTCCTGCTAGTACTGCATCGGCTATATAACATACAATATCATGTACTTGCAATGTTGATAATTTGGAAGCATCAGACATTTCAGATAATATTCCTTCTATCTTGACAAGACATTCTTTTAATGGCTGAGGTCCTGGTGCTTTACCACCTGATGTTACTAACCTAGCACCTTTCGGTCTAATATCTGAATAATCAAATCTTAATTTAGAACCGCCATTAAAATATGTTTTCATTAATGCCTTGACAGCATCTGCCCATCCTTCAATAGAATCTGCGATAACAAATCTTCTTGTTCTATTTGGGTTTGGTTTTCTAATTTCTGGTAATTGTTCTACATGATGTTTTTGTACAGAATAACCTACACCAGTCCCACCTAACAATAAAAACATTGTTTCGCTAAATGCCCTTGCATCATCAATAGGCAGGTATGCACAATTATAAACTCGATTAGGTGATATCTCAATAGGTTTACCTCCAAACTGTAATGATCTCATTGAAGGTAATATTTTTTTATCATATACAAATTTGTATACAGTTTCAATTTCTCCTTTGAGAGTAGGAAACTTTTTTTGATGCATTTCTTTATTTCTAGTAACTAGTTCATTCCATGACTCTCGTCTTTCTAATTCTGGAATATATTTTGCATACTTCATGTATACGGTAATATCAGATAAAATCCTATTGGAAATATTCATATTTCTTGTTCCTTTTTATATATGATTAAATGAAATTGTATAACTATTTTTGTTACAAAATCAACTTATTTTATCAATAAATATACGGTTGATGCACGCACACCTACGGTTTTTGTAACTTTTTTTAAACTTTTTATTCAAACTCATCATTACTGATTTCTTTGAATTTACGAGCCAACATCTGTCTAGTATATTCTGATCCTTTATCCATTTGCTTTTGAGTATCCTTACCTTGTACAGACGTATCTGCATAAATATGAATCTGCCCATTAGATGTATTCATCTTACTTGGCAATGTTATTCCATCCGGTCCAAATCTATTTTTAATGACATGCCACCTACCAGTTCCTGCTAATTTATCTGCAACTTTTCTAGATAAAGAAATTACAAAATCTGCTACCATAACCTTTCCATATGACTCAGCAATTTTACTAGCATCAATGACATCCTCTTCTAATGCCGATCTATTTGCTTGAGACGCCGTCCAGACTGGTATTTCATATTCGCCGGCCATACCTCTCAAATCTTCATATATACCTTCAAGTTCATGTCGTTTTTCTTGACCATGACCTCTTAACAAATCAGCATAATCTACTATAACAACATCTGGCTTTTTATCATTCATTATACATTTTTCGATATGACTACGTAATCCCATTACAGATACTGACTTAGTTGGATAATGTTTAATGATTAACTCGCCATCTAATTTTTCTAATTCATCTTTAACCTGAGACTGATAATGTTTTAGATTTTGATTAGCAATTCCTGTTATAACAGAATCATAACGTAATCCTACATATGCTTCATTAAGCTCCAATGTATAATGTAATACTGTCATTCCTTTCTTTATAGCATTAGCTCCAATATTAATCAATCCCCAAGACTTACCAATACCGGCCGGTGCAACAAATACGGCTAACTCACCTTTACCTAATCCACCATCAGTCAATTCATTTAGAACTTCCCATGGCGTTTCTTTTGTATCTCGCACAGCATCAGTATAACGTTCTTCTATTGAACTCATGTAATCATGTC